GTCGCCTTTTTCACCTTGCTGTCCTTGTGGGCCACGCTCGCCTTGGTCGCCCTTATCGCCCTTATCCCCTTTGTAGTAGGGGAGGCCAACAGCAACCTCGGCACTCGGTGCGGTGTCGGTGCGTTGTGTAGTCAGCTCCACGGCCAACGTGTAAGGCTCTTGCAAGTGTTGTTTGCCGTCGGGAGTGTAATGCTCGTTGGGGATGTCGGTGACAACTTGCGCCCGAAGCTCGCCCGTCGCGAGTCCGTGATTTTTGAAAATCGCGTGTAATTTGCCATCGTCAATGTGGCAATTTACCCACTCACCGCCAACGCGCCCCACTTTATAGGGCGACGCTGAGCGGGCGGTTGTAAAGTTTATGGTGAAGTCGTGCGTCGGGATGTCAACGGCCTTGCCGTCAGCGTCGACGAAACTCAACCATAGGTCGAAGTCGTCGCGGTAGTGTATCTTGCGCGACTGCTCGACAATAATGTTAGGAATGCTGCTCATACTATATCTTGCTGATGTTAATAACCTTGTTAGATGTATTTTGCGAATTTCGCGTTGTTGTGACGCTGCGAAGTATCACCGCAACCTCATTGCAAAGCTCGCTGACACGCTCGGCTGCTGCTGCCGTTTGAGCTGTGTTTGTCGCTATCTGTGGCAAGTTGCTAAGGTGCTGATTCTGCAATTGCAGCAAGTCAACATACGTGTTATCCGTCGGGCCTAATGCCATGTTGCTATCGCCCAAGGCAATAGCCTTAACATATGTTAACATTTGTGCAATGTAGTAATTTTGAGTGTTGATACCTGCTGCCAAGCCGTTGATACTTTCCTCGGATGCGCTCGCTATATCACGCGATACACCGCTAAGCTCGGAACTTGTATCTCTGAGGTTGATACCTGCGGCCTCTAAGAAGTTCATCATCACTTGCGCACCGTTGGAAGCATTCTCTGCGCCCTCTTGCGCCACTTTTACGACGTTCTCCCAGAAAGATTGATTGTAGAAGTCGCTCTCGTTCATGCTATCAATCATGTCAAAAGCGGGTTGCAACGCTTTCTTCATTACTTGGCCTAAAACAGAGTTAACGACCATGTTCTCAATCATATCCTCAAATTCGTCGGTCATCGCACTTGTGACAGATGAAAATTCTTTGTAAGCGTCGAGCCATGCTTGCGCAAAATCGCTCGCTGCCGAGGCCAAATCGGAGCCAAGCATTTTCTCCGAAACGGCGCTCGCCAATTCGTCAATATCGTCTAAAGCGTCGCGGGCGCTATCAAGATAATCTTGCACTTTATCATTGTCAGTTTTCTTGCCTTTTGTCATTTCTGACTCAGCTTGCTTAACGTATGCTTGGTACTGCAAATAGAGATTTCTGCGTTGTGCGTTGATAGTGTTGATATAGTCAGAGCCGAAAGACTCATCAGCCTTGTCGCCCAATTTTTCATAAGCGTATTGCAAATCTTCAAGTAGGTATTTCTGCTTTTCGATTTCCTTGTTAGCCTTACGCACTGCTGCCGCTCCGGACATACCAGCAAGCAAGTTGGCGACGGTCAACACTGCTGCTGCAATTGCAACCCACGGGTTGCTATCGCAGACAACGTTAAACGCTTCCATCAATGTTTGCGCAACCGTCATCAGCGAACAGAAAGTATCTAAGGCGTTAAGCAATTGTGTAAAGGTATCACCAAGTTCTGTACCCTCCTCGGTTAAATCGCCCAAAAGCGGAGCAATCGCAGCGATTGTGCTTTTAACTGATTCAACCTTTTCTTTAAGGCCTTTAGCGCCCTTTACGAGCTTGTTTTGCGACTTGTTAGAAGCATCTCTCGCTTCGTTTTCTTTCTCTTGCGCTGCGTTTATTTTGTCGGTGTATTTCTTGCGCTTTTCCTCTGTTTTGGCGACGTTGGCTGTTGCTCGCTGTTGCCAAGTCAGAGCGGAAGTCAAGTTTTGTTGAGCAATATTCTGTTGCGAAAGTACGTATTGCATTTGCTCGGAGTCCTCCAACCCATTAGCTCGCAATTCGGCAATCTGAGCTTCAATTGCCAAAAGTTGCTGTTGCTGTTCCAAAACAGAAGCATCGGCTGCGGCCTTGTCGGTTTGTGCAACGTCGGCCTCTATGTCAAGTCCGGGTTTAGCTGCTGCATATTCGCTCTTTGCGGCTTGCGTGTTTTGTCGCGCTGCTTTGAGCGCTTTAACCGCTTTAAACATACCCAAAAAGCCATCTTTGAAGTTCCCAAACACTGAGCGGTCGGTCAATTCGTCGTCAATCTTCTGCAACGCCTCAACCATCGCTTTCATGTTTTCGGGCTTCATATCCTTGTCAAGTGCAATAACGTTTTTAATCGCTTCTCGCATCGACACAAGTGAACGTGTGGCCGCGTTATCCAAATCTTCGAACATCTTGATGTATGCTTGCGAAGATTGAAACTCCTTAACATCTAAGTCGGCAAGCTGCTGATTTTGATTCTTCTCGCTTGCTGCGATAAGCATATCTTTGTCAGCTTGCGGTAGGTCGGACTGAATGATTTTAATACGCGCTTCCGACTCTTTCTTGATGATGTCGATACGCTGTTCTGATAATTCTTTAGCTTTGGCGTATTCTTTCTCCCAATTCTCAATTTGAGTGGCGGATGCTTTTTGGCCGTCTTGAATAATTTTCTTGGCGGTATCTGCATTGCTCTCAATCAAGTTGTTTTTGTACTTCTCGTATATTTCAGCAAGTTTTTCGTAGTGGATAATCTCGTTCTTCTCGTCAATAGCCGAAGATAGGTCGATTTTAACGTTTTTATCGCCACTTTGGAAAGTCTTTTTAATTTGCTCAACTTGTTGTGCAAACAGCTCTGAGCCTGTGCCACCGAAAATTGAGAGTGAGATTCTTGCGGCAATATCCATGTCGCCTGTTTGCGAAAGGATTTTGTCGTAAAATTCTTTAGCGATTTTGGTTTGGGAAATCTTATCGGCAAGCTCTTTGAGCTGTTTTTCGACTGCCGCTTGCAACTTGTCGATATTGTCTGTGCCAATAGTCATTTCAAGCTCGACAGCACCTTTTTCGTAGCCTTTCATTTTGAGCTTGTTTATAACATCCAGTATCTGTTGGCGATACTTTTGCAAGTCGTCAAAATTGGTTGGCATATCGAATTTCAAGCCGTATTTTTTGCCTATTTTGTTGAGCTGTTTGAGTTGCGACGCATAGAGCTTGTTAACGTCTTTGAGAGCTTGTGTGTCGCCCTCTTTCTTCTTTAGCTCATCGTATTTTTTGTTTATCTCGGTGAGCGATTTTTCGATTTCGTTGAGCTGCGAAAGTCTGTCGTCGGATTTTGAACCGCCTTTTTTCTTGTCTGTATCTTTTTCCTCAACATAGTATTGCACTTTTTCGATATAGTCGCCAAGCGCATTGTAGCTCTTTGTCAGCTCGTCAACGTCAACGCCCATACCTTGCAATGCCACCTTGCCGACAACACCAAACAATTTAAGGTATTGAGAGTATTTGTACAACTCGGCCTTGATAGATTCACGTGCTTCTTTAAGCGATTTTAGGTGGTCCTCAATAGAGCTTTTGCCATCCCAAAAATACTGCTTCATCTTGTCAACACCCGGCCCCATACCATTTGCAATTTCTACAAACTTTTTGCGTAGGTCGTTGACAATTGCGTCAGAGGGTACCAAGTCTTTGTATTGCTTGCGGATATTTTCGAGCAACTTTAAGAACTTGTCGTAGTTGTCGCCTAATTTTTGCCTAACTTCGTCGGTTTGAGCCAAAGCAAACACTTTCTCCCAATCGACAACGCTCATATTCATCGGGTCGTTTGCCTTGATTGACTTGACAATCTTTGCCAAAGGTGAGAATTTATCACCTAAGTTAATCTTGTCAAATTCCTCTTGCATGATACCAACCCAACCTTTGATGTATTCGTTTATCTGTGTGCGTTGGCCGACGAAAGAATTTTTATCCAAAACTTGAATTGTGCCATCTTTAAGTTTGATAGTAAAATCTTCATTTTGGATTGTTTCGGCCACATTGTCTAACTTGGCTTGGTATTCTCCGGTTAACCCCGTCAACGTTTTGTAATCGCGCTGTGTTGCTTCAAGCTCGGTGTTGTAGTCGGATTGATTCTTAACATATTTCTCAATCCATGCTTCGCTTCTAAACGTGCCTACATCCGAGATAATGCTTGTATATAAACTTTCGGAGTCTTTAAGTCCTGCATTTGACAGCGAGATATACGTCAGCATTGAAGCTGCGGCTTTTTCGTTGCCTCGTATAAGGGTTGATAGGTTGCCTATCCCATCTTTACCTATCATGTTTTCAGAGGTAACACCGAGTCCGAATGTATTGTTAACGTACTTTCTATATTCTGCGTCTTTGTTGTAAAGCTCTGTTACTGCTTGCAACGCCTTGGCGTTATTGTTTATAAGGTCGGTGTTTTCGGAAATTTGGCTATTGAGTTCGTTAAAGAAACGTGTTCTTTCGTCAACGGTGTAACCTTGTTCCTCAAAATTGTCGGTCAGTTTCTTTTGATAATCTTGAGAGTTTTTACCGAATTCCTCATTGATGAACTCAACGGCCTTTTGTTTCTGTTGCGCTGCAACAAATTCATTGATAGCTGCGGTGGCGCTGCGGTATGCGTCATCCATCGCACGGATACCCTCAACCGTCAATGATTGTTCGGGAAGCATATCTTTATAGGTGCGTTTCAGCTCCTCTAAGGCGGTTATTTGTTCGTTTGAGCCGTCAATTGAGTTGCGGATAATGTCGGCCAAACGTGCAAAATTTCGCGTCGACTGAACAGACAAAGTCACCGTTTCATTTTGGATGTTGCGGAGGCCATCTTTCAGCTTGTTAGCTTTTTCAAACGCTGAATAAATCGCTGTGCCGAGCGCTGCAAGTGCTGTAATAATCAACGTTATCCAATTGGCTACACCAATGCCTTTGAGCTTCTTAAATGCGTTGCCTAAAATTGATGTGTTCTTGGCTGCTGCAAGCTCTTTAGTCGCGAGTTTTTGTGTTTCCAACGCAAGTGTTCTGCGTACTTCGGCTTGTGACACTTCGGCTGCTGTTCCGGAGGCGCAAGCGGTGGCGTATGCTTCCTCTGCTGCCTTGAGATTCGCATCAGCGACCATCAATCTTTTTGTAGCTGCTGCTTTAGCATTTTGCAAAGCGGTTGCTTTGGCTGTAAGTGCGTTGATAGTTTTGTACACTGCAAAAGCGGAAGCTGCGACGCCCAATTCGCGTATTACTAACCGCCAATTGCTCATCACAGAGCGAAGCACGTCTATTAAGTTTTTCATTGCTGAGTTAACTGAGTCGGTGTTACCGATTTCGTCATACATCAGCGAAGCGGAGTCGCCCAATTTCGCCCAAAGGCCATATAAGGTTTCGCCTTGCTTCTCTTGCATATTGTAGAACATACCGCCCGCGCTTGTCATGTCTTTAAACACATCTTCGACCATATCAAAACCGACCATGCGCTTGCTCACTTTATCCATCACTTCCTCAGTGGTAACAGCACGACCACTGAGTTCGCTGAATTTTTCGGCCAACAATTCCAACATAGGAATGCCCGCTTCGGTGAACTGACGTATCTCAGCGGCTCTAAGGTAGCTCGCCGCTTTCACTTGGCCGTAGGCAAGCACGATACGCGACATATCCACACCCAAACCAACCGAAACGTCGGCAAGTCGTTTTGTGGTGTCAAATAGCTTGTCGGTTTCGATACGATATGCGGCCACTTGCTTAACATAGGTTGTCAAGTCAAGTACCGAAATCGGAGATTTCAACGCGAAGCTCTTGATTTCGCCAAACAGCGCGTTTGCTTTGGCTTGGTCTTGAATGATAGCGCCGAGTGACACACGCTGCAACTCAAATTGAGCGGTCACATTACGCACTTTGTTTAAGAACCCCGACATAGCACCCAACGATGCATAAACGGTCAAGCGTTGTATCAATCGCGACAAATAGCTGTGCTGCGTCTGATAGGCTCGCGTCTGTCGCTGCGTCACGCCAAGCGACACTTCTTTAGCTTTCGCCAAACGCAATTCGGCCGCCTCGGCCCTCGCTGCTGCCGCTCTGACATCTTCAAGTGCTTTGGCTCGCTTTACTTCCTCGGTGGCTAACTTCGATGCACGTACTGCACTCGCATCAACCCCAATGATTTTGGTGTTGATTTTTTGTATCTTTTCGAGTGCGCTTGCAAGCGTTTTAAGCTCGCTTGCGAGTTGGCGTATCTGCTTGCGTGTTTCTGCGGTTATCGGCTCGATTTTCAGCTTTTCCAAACGCACTTTTACTGCGTCCAAGTCGCTTAATTTGCCGACATCCAATTTAAGGCCGATTTTAACGGGATTCTTGTCTAACTTCTTCTGCAACGGTTGCAACTCGGCCGGAATGTTTTTGGCCGCGTCATTGACCGCATTAGTTAGGTCAAATCCAATCGGGAATATGAGTTTATCGTCCATGCTTATCCTCTATAACTATTCTCTGAATATCCTCTGCGGTCTGCGCCTTTTGTCCTATGCCGAACCTTGCCAAGCGTTTTTTAATTTCCTCGTCGCTGCGCGGTTGAAGTGTTACAACTTGCTCAAAATTCTCAAAGTCGTAGTCGTAATATTGCTTGTCAATCAGCATCATAGTAATCTTGTTTTCAGTGTCTATGTACCAATATCTAAGCCACGACCAAAGGTTATAGTTTCCGTAGACGTGTTTTATACAATCGTTGTCGTTACTCAGCTCAAAGAAACAGCCTACTTGTCGCCCTGTTTTTTCTTGATAGCGTCCGCCTCGGCTTGTTTCCTCGCGCTCTCCATCCGCTTTTGCATTTCCTCTAAGCCGCTGCCAATTAGGTTGGTAGAATGTGCGAGTTGAGCTTTTGTATATTCCCAATTGGCGTAAGAAAAATTTACTTGTGCGTCGCCCGAAGCGCCGGCGGCGTTAATCTTGGCTACCACTTCATCGTAGCCTAACATCAACCTGCGCCAACGCAAAGCATACGCAAAGGGTATCAGCATTTTCAAACCAAGCAAATACACCGCTGCTGTCTTGGCGTGTAACGTGTATAGCCGTCGGCTTATTCGCTTGGCCTCTTTGAGCGAAATCGGCTGCTTGGCTCGTTGCTCACACCAATAGGCTTCTCGGTTGAGTCGGTCTATTTTAGACCTTGCAAATTTTCGTAGCTGCTTGACTTTATACACTTTGCCGTAAACGGATAGTATTTGAGGTGCGCGAGTCTGTATCTTCTGCGCCCCTGCGGTGAAATCCTCGGCTTGTTTGTTTTGTTTTTCTTGTGCCATAATGGAAAAATTAAAGGGCGGTGGCACAATTAACCACCACCCTTGTTTTAAGTTTTATCTCGAAATTAAGCCGCGTAGTCAACTTTGCCCTCGATAAACATACCGGTTGAGAGGTCTGCGGTGTCAATGTTTTCAGCGGTTGCCGAAACTTTGATACGATACAAACCATCCGACATAGAGAGGTTAGCAACGATTTTAGCTTTCGGGAAGATGAGAGAACGGTCGCCCTCGTCATTGATAATCATGATAGGACGTGTCATAACGGCGGTGTAGTCACCAATAGGAGTAACTTTGGTGATACCGTTTTCAGCGGCCCAAGCTGCGCCGGTAGTGGCGGTGATTTTCTTAGTAGAGCCGGGGTTGAGGAATTTCAAAAGATTTTCAGCGGAAGTGTCAGCCATCTCGAAAGAGAAAGCCAAAGTTCCGGCGGTAACTTTCGAAGTGATAACGTCGCCTTGTTCGTCTTTAATTTGAGTCACATCGGGGTCATCACCATCCCAAGAAGTTGAATCTTGCACAATCTGACCCAGAGAAATCGGATTGAGCAAAGTTTCAATCTTAGCGGTAGAATAATCGGTTACTTTATCGAAAAGCACGATGTCCGATTGACCGCTAAAGAGTTGAGAAATACCTGCGTTTGTAATTGCCATAGTATTAGAGTATTATGCGTGTGTTAATCATGTGTGCCACTCAATGTTGAGAGTGGTAGTAGAATATCCCGTAGTAGTATCAACCGTCACGGGTGTTATCGGGGTGGCAGAGAGCTTAAACGTATATCCTTGGTTGCGTTTCCTATCTACATAGGTTTCAACCTCAGCGAGCAAACGTCTGATGCGGTTGCGTTTTGCTGTGCCGTCGTTGTTGCATTTGCAGAATAGTTGAAGCGCGAGATTTCCGTCAAAAACACCGATAGGATATGTGCGAGAGCGTATATTTCCGTTGTAGTAGATACGGATGAAATCATCGTCCAAGCCGCTATTAGGCTGCTCGTATTGTCCGTACACTTTTAATACATCTTTGTCGGTTGCAATCTTGCCTGTCAACAAAGATTTCAACGCGAGGTCCGCTTCTATTTCGCTTAATTTGGCCATTATTCAATCGGTTTTAATCCGGTAAGAACGGTGTTTAACAACATGCTTTTGAGCGAAGTAAAATACCCGGCACCACGGCCTAAGCTCGAGCCGAAAGTGTTAATATAGCAAGCGTAGGGAACGGCGGAGAATAGCACAATCCAAATGCCGGTATTGTACCGGGTCTGGCCAAGTGCGATAGCGTTTTGCAATTCAACATTACCATCAATATTCTTGATAGCGCCTGCGTGTTGTCTTTCCGTCGCTTTCTTAGTTGGAATAAAAGAATAAACTCGACCATCGCAGTAGACTGCAACACCGGTAGAGTCGAGCATATTGCTTGACCATCTCGGAAAATCATCTGTGCCGTCGATTGGCACACCGTTAACGTAGTCTACTATCGTTTGCGCAACAGCACAAAGTGTACTTAGTAGAGCCGGCTTGTAAACGGTTTTTACCCACTTATTGGCCAACTTTGTAAATACCTTGGTGTTGTGCGCGTCGTATTTCATTTATCCGTCACTTGCTTTAGTTCGAGTTTGGTAAACTGCTCATGGGAGATAGGGAGTTCAATGTCGCGGACGACGTTAACAACTCCGCTAGCCTTTCGGCCTTTGCTTGTTGTCACGTCAACTATATCGTCTTGGTTAATCTGTACATCGTTACTTGGGAGATACACAACATCATTGCGCGTCACTATCGAAAGCGACGTTTGACCGCCTTTCTGATAGTTACATTTTCCGGCGTAAATTTCCGTGTAGGAGGTTTCATTATCCCACTCGTCTTTTTCAGCCGATAGGCGCTTTATTACGCAAGTGTCGTTGTATTGAATGTACTGCATTATCTAAGCGTTAAATAGGTCGCGTCAAACATTCCATCATCTTCCGTGGGGTTCGATTCTTGCTCGCAATTTAACTCACCTCGCAAGCTGTCAGCCAAAGAGCGGTAATAGTCGCGGTCTGACTGAGTAACCTCAAAACCGCTTACACTCACTTTTACGTCGCCGACTTGCTCGGAGGTAGTTCCACCACTGAAAACACCCGCAACAGCGTAATATAAGGTAGAAATCGCGTATTTCAGAGAGCGTGTCAATTCCTCGTCACGCGCGATGTCGTTTATTTCAGCGTTGGGGTCCAACGCCTCAAATGCCGTTGGCTTGGCAAACAGCGGCGAAAATGCTGCTGCGTTAATCACATCCGCCGTAAAGGGGTAGCCGGGGATTTTTGCTCTTAAATATGTTTCTACCGTCATATCTTTGCTACTTTAGGGTTAGAGTTATATGCTTATTAGCCGACGATGTTGTAGTAATACAATTTCGACGGTGCGTTAGGCACGGGGAGTACGGTCATTTCAGATACCCAAGTTTGAACGCGAGTTTTAGCGTCGTAACGGCATTCGATGATACCTTTGCCGCCGAAGATTTTAGCTGAAACTGCGCTTGCGTCGGGAAGTGCGGGGATTACGTTCTTGATAGTACCAATCACGCCGGTGGGAGAAATCAAAATCACGCCCTCAGAAAAGGCTTTAATTTTGTTGGTGACGAATTTTTTAGCGTCAGCATCCCATTTTTTAACTGCGCAAACGGTGTTCTCCAATTGCAGCACGTCAGCGCCGATAAGAGTACGCACAACATTAACCAAAGCGGATTCTGTTTCGTGGTAAATAGCATATTCTGCGGTGGCGATAGCGTTTTTGTCGTTGTCTTTTGACAAACGAAGATTGCCGTTGAGAGCATAACCGATAGCGGCTTTTACAGAGGGGTGTTCTACAAAGTCGTAGAAAGTCTTGCGGCCAATACGCACTTTTACAGAATCGTAACCGTTGCCAAGCTCGTTGTCGCGGATAGCGCGGATTTGTTTCCAAAGCACTTTGATAGGGTCTTTGGTTTCGTCGTAAACGTTCTCACCATCTTTAACAGTCCAGAAAGCGTTTGTAATCTTGTTGCTTTCGGGTACTTGTGCTGAGAATGTAACGCCACGGATACCGCCTTGGGGGTTGTTGTCGTCGGTAACAGAGTAAGCTGCTTCTGACAACATCTTGCCAATCATGTTGTTAATCAATCCTGCGTGGCCGTCGGTGAATTGTGCGAAAGTATCAAAGAGTTCACCCGAAAGATACTTGTAAACGCTATCATATTCGCTGACACCGATAAGACGTGCTTTTGCTCGTGCGTCTTGTTCTGCAACAAGCATATCGCGGAAATCTTGCTCGTCTTTTTGAATCAACAAACGCTGACGAGGCACAGAACCTTTGAGCTTGCGGAACTCAACATCTTTGCCAACAGCAAGCGGCTCAGAGTTGTAGCCGGTGATTGAAGCCATTGCGTTGAGTTTGCCGTCCAACTCAATTGATTCATAGTCGTATTTAATTTGCGGGTCGTCGTAAACGAAATCGTTAAGGTTGAGTGCGATTTGTTCACGGTTAACCAAAGCCGAGTTATAAACGGCTTGGATAGCTCCCTCACCTCTAAGGTTGAGGAAGTCAAGCACTGAATCAAGTGTATAAAGCTGTGTATTCATAGATTATTCCTCCACCATTAAAATTCGAGCTGCGGTTGCAGTTTTTTGAGCTTCTGTGATAGTTGATGCGACGCGGCTAACAGCTAAAGCGCCTTTGGTGACGATGTCAACAGGAGCGCCGTTTTCGCCGATAATAGCATCATGCCAAGTGTAGCCGGTAGGAGCTTCACCATCCAAAGTGGGCGCAGCGCCAAACTTGGTGACGGTGATAGGAGTAGCGGCCGGGAGTACGGTGCCTACGGTCAGTGTTTCGGTTGGTTTAACCAAAGCACCACCGGGATAGACCTCCGCAACTTCAATCCAAACGGGAATGTTTTTAGCAACGCCGGATTGAGTTTTGTTCTCTACGTAAGAATTTGCAAAAGGATTTGCCATAGGTCAATTTCCGATTACGTTAAACTTATTTTGTTTCACTCTTGGCGATTAAACCCAACTCTTGCAAAGAACTTACGAATTTGCTTGTGTCGAGCTTATTCTCGCCGTTTGCACCGTCGCCGTCAATCGGTTTGCTTGTATCAATACCCTTTTTGCTGACCGATTTGTTGAAGTACCCCATAGCCTTATCCGAGAGTTCTTGCGCGGTCATTTTGCTGCCGCCAAGCTCGTAAATTTCAATGGCACGTTCCCAAGCTGTTTCAGCTTGCTCGGTGTACTTCTTCACATAGTCGTTGCTTTGGAAAGTCGCTTGTGCTGCTGCTCGTGCTTCTTTAGCGTCTTGTTGACCTTTGTATGTGCGAAACTCGTTCAACAGCTCTTCATATCGCTTGTCAGCGGCGGCGGTAGATGCGGCCACGGTATCAGCGATAATCTTTGCGATGTCCTCTTTCGGGGTGTTGTCAGCTTCCTCTTTAGGTTGCTCGGTGTTTTGTACCTTTTTCTCGGCTTCCAATTCTCCGACACGACGGTTGGCGGTGCGGGCCTTGTCAGCATAGCTTTGGTACGTTTTAAGCATTGTTCCCGCCTTTTCGACAAATTCGGGTATCTTTGCTTCTTCTGTGATGAGAGTTTCGCCGACAGCCGCAACCCCCTCAAAAGCTTCATCATCTTTTAGCCCAAGAGTAGCGCCCCACTTTTGTTCCAATGCTGCCTTGATTTTGTTTTTCATGTGTGTGTTTTTTTATAGTATTAAAAAAGCCGACTGATACTGCTATCAATCGGCTCAATGGCTCTACGTGTAGGATTTGTTACTAAGCATATTTTGTTTGAATCTTTCCGCCGTTTATCGTCACCCTTATCTCCTTGTGGCAATTGTCGCACCAAAGGCGGATGCTACCTTGCATATCTTCGGCAATGGCTAACATCTTAGGGCGATAACCACGACGAATACATTCAGCACAATACACTTTCGTTTCTTTCATCAACGCAAATATAATATATTAAAGTAATACTTCAAAACTTTTTCGTATATTTGTGAAAATAAATATTTTAGAGCCTTTGAGCCGACATTTTTCTCAGTTGAGAGTGTCGGCTTGTTTTGTATGGGATTTAGACTTAAAAATAACGAATTGAGTTTTCCTGCGCTTTACCCCAAAGTGGAGCGCAAAGAGTTTACGGTCAAAAAGGCCGGATGGGATAAAGTCGGTGATTTTGTTCTTCGCGACCATATCGACTATATGCCACAGAGAGGATTGCAAGAAAGGGCTTGTGCTTGCGACTGCAATGTTATTTTTTGTTGCGGTGAGAGCCAAATTGGTAAATCATTCTTGACTTTCTTAAAAGCAACAGACGGTGTAGGGATGCAAAACTATACAGGCCGTGTTATCTCTTTCCGCTTGCAAGATAGCCAAAAAGGTTCATCAATCTTACGTGATGCAATGACCGTGATGGGCGGCTTCGGTGAATGTGAGATAAGCACCTCACAATATCCGACGTTCTTTTGGCGAGAAACCAATAACGCTGTTCAGCTTATTCACTCCAACTATAACGTCGGGAATCCAAGTGAATGGGATGAGTTTCAAGACTATGCAAAGAAAAACCAAGCGTCGTTTTTGGGGTTCGACGAAATTACACAAATGCGACACTTTAAGATGTTTTCTTACTGGCTATCGCGTAACCGTGACGACTCGGGCCGCACTCCGCAAGTTATAGCGACGTTTAACCACGTCTACGGCCACTTCACAAATACCATGTTGCACGATGCGGGATATATCGGCGATGATTGGTTTGTGCGCCCCGAAATGAACGGTGTAATCCGTTACTTCTACAATGAGGGCGACGATGAGCATTCTATCGTATGGGCCGATACGGTTGAAGAGCTTGCTCAGAGGTGCAACCTCGAAGAGAAAATATCAGCCAAAGAACGTGTCGCAGGTGTGACCGTGCGAGAGCTTGTAAAATCATTTACGATGTTCACGGGCGAAACCGCCGACAATGGGCGACTGCTCAACGCTACAAAAGGCCAAAATATCGGCAACTTGCACAACACAGGTGCAACACAACGCGCAATTCTCAAACAAGGATATGCAGGACCGGCACTGAACGAGCAATCAGAGGTGACAAAGTCAATGTTGCATGATTTCTTTTCCAACCCCGAAGATGACGACGAGAATATGTACGCCACAATGGACGTGTCGGGCGGTGATGTTGAAAGCGACGATTGCCCGATGGCGATTTGGAAAGGTAACAAGATTATCGCACTGAAATTTTTTCGCGGTACACCAAAGGAATTAGTTGAATGGATAGGCGCTCGACTCAGTGAATATAACGTGTCGATTGAAAACTTTGCTTTCGATGCAACCGGAATCGGCTACTACTTAAAAAGCTATACTTCGGGCGTTCCGTTGACCGCAAACAAACGGCCTATTCAAGAGGTTGACAAAAACGGTAATCCTATCTTGGTTGAGCAATACTACAACTTACGCTCGCAACTGCTCGGCAAACTCAAAGTAATGTTTGAACGTGGCGACATCACTTGTGCGATTGATAAGTACACGACAATCCCTTACGGCAAGAATGGCCAAACACGACAACTTTTCGATGTGCTTTGCGACGAAATCAACGTGTTTATCTCAACCACGCGCAACAAGAAAATCTACTACAAATCAAAAGACGAATATAAAGCCAAGTTCCACTCGTCGCCCGACTTGATTGATACAATCATGCTCAAAATGTACTTCTACCTCGACGCAAGGCCCAAAAAGCAACCCGCAGTCGAGGTCAACGACGACGCATACGACGCTCTATTTTCTAACGACTACGATACATCTTTCTTTGACTAACAAAATAAATCTAACATGAACATTACAGAAAAATTCAAGAAACCCTACTGGGTGCGAAAGGTGGCAGATGGGGTGAAACCGAGAATCAGAACGTTTGGCGGCAAAGACACCGGATATTACTTCTATCCCGACGGTTCACCGCGCCCCGATGAAATCTACCTCACTGAGGAAGATTTTATCCGCGAAATCCGACAATCAGCACATACGCAAATGTCCGAAGTTCAATCTTCTTGTCCGGTGTGGGCGCAAACAACAGACCCCAACGACCCGACGAAAAAGAAATGGATGATTGACCACTTCGACGACATCGAAGTAACTACAAGCGGTGTGCAAAAGCAAGGTGCCAACAAGTTTATCTCACACATGAGCGCAAAAGGTTTTGGTCTTGCTTGCGAGCTTAAAGGCGGTCGCGATGAGTTCGATATTCTCAACTCGTGGAAAGACATCGTAGGTATTAATACAACCGCTTTCGTCGAAATTTGTACGTCGTTGGCTTATACGTGCGAAGCCTTAGTTTACCAATATGCTATTAACAACCAAGAGATTGAGTACACCGTATTTTCGTATCTCAAAGGCGATAGAATTTTTGTCGACACCGACAAAAACCGTAATCCGGTATATTATCGCAAATACACGCTCAAAGGTAAATCAGCGGTGGATATATTCTCTACAAAACGTGTGCAAACATGGGTGGCTTATGACGAAACCGACGACAACGGATGGTGGGGTGGCGTTAAATCTTGGTTTAACCGTCTGCAAGGCTCTATGGTCGGCGTAACGTCAGACGACGGCTATATCTGTGTAGCTGACAACGAAACACAAACTTCAGACAATGTTAACCCCTGCTCCTATTTCCGTTTTAACGACTTGCGCAGTGGTGATGAACAGTTAAACATTGAAAGCTACGAAAGAGCCGCGTCGATGGTGGCTGAGGAGTACAAAGAGGATGCATTCCCCGACTTCTTTATCAAAGCCGAAAAAATTGTATCATTGCCACCGAAAGGCAAGTTTGGCCGTAGGACTTATGGCGTAAAAGGCTCCGCTGATAGTATTGCTCATGCTGACGCACGTTTTATCGCCCCCGCCAACGCTTCAAACATTGCACAACTTAATCTCGACCTCAAATGGAACGATATTCGTAACTCAATGCAGATGGTCTACATCGACCCCGAAATCCTCAAATCAGGTGCCGATAGCTCAACCACAATCAAGATATTGTTTACCCCCGAAATCCAATATTGCCAACTTATGTGGACTTACTTATTCAAACCGCTCAAACACATGATGAATGTGTTTAAAGAATTGGTTGGATTGGTTGAGGGCAAATCCGAGGCATTTAGTCGTCTTAGAATTTCAATCTATCCCGATTTTTGGATACCTAACAATATCTCGGAAGAAACCGAAAACACTTGTAAGTTGGTTTACGCAGGCATTCTTTCGCAAGAGGATGGTCGCAACGAGCTTGGCGTTCAATATGTCAACTCCGCGAAGACAATAGCCAACGAGAAAGAGCAACAGCTCTATCGCGAAACCTATGTGCCGTTGAAAGCCAAATACGATGCAGGCCAAGACTTCGGAACAGAAGATGTAGCCGAGGATATTGTTGTTGAGGATGCGCCGACGGCATCAGAGGAAAACCCATACAAGCCGACAACCAAAGTCGATAACAACATGGATAGGCGGGATATTGTAGACCAATAGTTATGGAGTACCCCGAAATAACAATCAAAGGTGCGCCACCGTCGAAATCTAACCAATACAAGATTATCACGACGCACAACCACGGCTCACTCTGCAAAAGCAAAGCGCTGAAAGACTACGAAAACGCATTTTATATGCAAGTGGGGGAGTACCGCAACTTGGACATCAAAGGGTTCTTTGAGCTTCATATCCGCGTGTTTTACGCCTCTATCCGCCCCGACTTGGATAATTCGTTAAAGGTCGTTTTAGATTGTTTACAACACACGAAAACGATTGAAAACGACAATAAATGTGTTAAGATTGTAGCTGAGAAATTTGTCGACAAAGATAACCCTCGTATTTCGTTTCACTTGGTAACAATTGATTAATGGCAAAATTCAAAATTAAGATACGTCCGAAAGGCAAATTTGACCTTTCAAAGGAAATGCAAGATTGCTTAACTTGGTACGTCCTTTCGGGATGTCGCAAGGAGGAGGCGTTTTGCTTGTTTGTGCGCCCCGACTTGTCTGAGCAAAAATCGCTACTTAGTTCTTGCGCAAGACAGCTATTCGCGTCGCGCCCTGCTGTTGCCTACCTCAGAGCATACCGCTCTGAGCTTGGTTCCGAACCGTTGGAAGATGAGCAAGGAGAGGAGGGTGCAGTTAAAGAGTACTCTGCAAAGGAAAGCGAAGCTAAAAAGGCAAGAGCTACAAAGGCGATTGAACAATGGGCATATTCGCAAGCCGAGTCGATTAAAGACCTCGACAAAGACGCTGTAACAATCTTGCTAAAAGCGCTCGACCAACTCGGATTATTCGACGACGCCTCAAAGGCGGTGGAAAAGCCACGTAGATATTTGCCCGAAATGTGCCAAACGCAATGTCGTTATCGCTTGTTTTGCGAGCAACACACCGCCGATGGCGATATTTTGGATGAATGCGACTACTGCAAGGCTAAAAAGTTCGCTGTTGACAACGGATTTAAATACGACGCAGCAACACTTTTAGATATACCGACGGAAAAACTTAAAGAGTATGGTTTGGAGAACTATACAATCGTTGAAAACAAGTAAAATATTTTGGTACTCACGTAAAATATTCGTACTTTAGCGGTAGATGTTAAGAGTTTTTTCATTGGCTTTAAGTTTGCATAAACACAAGAAAAAGGGGCGCTGCGAAGCGCCCCTTTCCGTGAGAATCGTAAAATCCTGAATCCAATCTTTTAACGTCTATCTTCGCAGACCGACGAAGTTACCATAAACTAAATAAGTAGATTATATACCATGAGTTCTGATGCAACAAAGTTAGGTAATAGTTTTTATTTACACAAGTAAAAAAGTGCGGGCCGAAAAACGTTTGGTCCTCTCGGATTGTTTCGTTTTACGGCTCGCCCAACCTTTAAATCACAATGTCAAATAAGAACAAACTTTACAAAAGTAAATAAAATGATGTACACCGCAAAGTGAAGTAACTCTCAAATTAAATTGTAACAACTTTGTAACAATTTATTTACCAATTTACACCGCATTAATACCTTTGCGATTAGGCAATAGTGCCTTAAATCTTAATTTCTTTCATCATGGAAAACGGAGTAACAGCCGGGGAACTCGCCCTTTGGGGAGGTAGATACGGCTACGGTGGTGACAATTACCACTGCTACAAGAAAGGGAACGCAACGGCAACTACCGGTGTGGCTTTAGGTGCAGGTTTAGGCGGTGCTGCTTTAGTGGCTGCTTTGGTCATTGGTTGGGGTATCAACCAAGCGTCGAAAGCTCGCGCTCGCGGCAATGAGCAAACTATCTCGCAACAAAACCGTACAATGGATGTGCTTGCTGCTGTTGTGGCTCGTGAAGCGAACCGCACCGACGGTATCAATGTCGACGTGCAACAATCGCTCCGCTCACTGACAGGCGCAACTGCGCAGGGTGGCAGCGCCACTTCATCGGCTTTGGCAACAGCGGAAGCTCTCGCACTGCTCAACAACCAAAATTCAAATCCTCTGTCAAGCGTTATTCAAAATTCGTGCGCTCTACGTGTTCAACGTGTCGCCACGCAAGATTGCGGATGTGGTTGCGGTAGCTAAATTCCCTTGTGGCTATCCCTTTTTGGGGTAGCCACTTTAAAGCTATGTTTTTCCGACGTAAAATTGACCTTAGAATGATTAACCCCACTTCTAAACTAAGCCTTAAAATGTCGTGTTTGGCCGCGTGTAAATGCGACGTAAAGCAAGCGCAAGCGATGGTTGAGTATTTCCTTGACGGAATGGATGCACTGCCCGATTTCGACCCACCACAACCAACAATGGTGCAACGCGCAAAAGGAGCTTTAGACGAATTTTTCGGTGTTTTAGACCAAAATGAGGAGCGTATCATCAAAGCGGTCAACTACTACAATATGTTTAAAGGTCGGCCACAACCGCCCTCACAACCGCTGCCACCACTACCAAACCAATAAACTATGCAACCGTATCAAGCAAAAATTTACATCTACGCTGACTCACAAGAGCAAGTATCAGCTTTTGAATCAGCTTTTAACCAACTTGTCAACGATAAACGACAATTAGGTATTGCCGTCAGCGCTGAGAAACTTTTACAAGCAATTGACCGCTTCGGCGGTAGCTTCTTTATTAATCATTATTTAAAATAAAATGGCTGAAAATACACCCAACCCAAGGAACATCTTTGAATTGATTAACCTTAACGTCTATAACACGGCGCAAGATGTCGCGCAACTATACAACATGGTACGCGAAATTCATAGCGCATTGTTTAGCTCTACCGAGTCAATCGCGCCCGACTCGCCCGATAAACAATAGGGCGCTAAACTAAAAAACTTTCATCATGGAAAACAAAATTCAACCCCCGATTATCACCGCCACTTTGGCGGCCGGGTCAACCGCAAGCCCCTATTATGCGCTTGTCAACATCACTCAACGGCTCTGCTATAAGACTTGCGCCGATACTGCGCCTGTCTTTGACCCGGTGTTTAACGTCGTCTCCTTTTCCCAAATTGCGGCGGGGCAATATGTGGCGACTATCAATGTCCACGGCTGTATCTGTTACGTGCGCTGCGGCGGTCAATGTGGATGCACTGAGCAACAACCGCTCAACGCCACATTTACTATTCCGTTTCAATCGTCGTCGGTGCCAACTGCGGTGTCGGTGTCGGCAGGAACGACCGTTAACACGATGTCGGCAAGTGGCTGTCAAACCTGCTCTAAGTTGTTTGTAAGCGAAACGGCGCTCACTTTAACAATATCATGATGGCACTGACAGCTACGTTGGTAATGATAGGCGTTGTGGTGCTTCAACACCTTGGCTTAACGGTTACATTGGCACAAATAGCACTGCGAATCGCTCGCTGCTATAAGTGCTGCGCATTTTGGGCCGTTTTGGGCGTTGCTTTCGTTTACGACTACGATTGTATTACCGCGGTGCTGTTGGCGGCTCTAATGGCCTATATAAGCCACTATATCGCATTGTTTTTAGCTCTGCTTCATCGGTTTTATCTATGGCTAAGTCTAAAAGTACTAAAGAAGTGAATCGGCCACCTACTCATATTGAGGTAAAAACGGCCTTGGCGACGTATCAACCGCTCCCGAAGTTTACAAGCTCTGTTTGTAACAACTGCTAAAACAAAAACGCCTGCTCCTTATCGGGGTAGGCGTTTTCACTGCAACAAATCAAATTAACAATCTCAAATATATGGAAGAAAAGGCTTTGTGTAAAAGTAGCAAATAATTGGTTATCTGCAAAGTTTTTAGGGTAAAAATAGGGCGCTATTCTCGCGAACCGCGCCCACATGCAAACGAACTTCAAAAAACATTCATCACAAACATATTATCACAATCATTCTATTACTCCGGCGTTGGGGCCATGCCACAACAGTAAAAATTCAGTATCAGAGATGGCCGTGCGTCGCGCTCCACGCGCTATGGCCATTTCAAACCAGTTGTCATATACTAACTTTATCGGCTGTCCATAGCGCATTCCACAAAGGGCAACGGCCAATTTGCTGTTTGCTTTCACTCGGCAAACCATTTTGATTATCGCGGTGTCGCCGTTCAAAAAACGTATCTTGTCGCCGTGTCCTGCGTTAATCGGCACATCACCGTAAAGTAGGCCGTATGGCAGCAATATAAAGCGATAACCGCTGCGATATTTCACCCCGAAAGGTGACTCATGCTGTATGTTATAAACTTTAGGTGCAGCGTCGCTTTGTGAGTCCATATACGTCCTCTCCGTTTAAAATTAGCTTCTTTAGGTCTGTATCTTTGTATTTCTCGCTCATGCTTGTACGACGACCGACGATGCACCGCGCAAATACCCTCGCAAAGGTATTATACCGCTCAAAGCTGCAATTATCAGACTCTTCGCGCAGCTCTTCGGCCATTGAATCGGCACAAAACATCTGAATCTCTTGTATCCAATCGTTGGTAGTGCGTACTTTGCGTGTCCTTGCCGCTTTTGCGTGTCGTTGCAACACCGCATTTCGCGTATTCACAAACACCTCTAAATCGTTTGTAGGGTTGTTTATGTAGTGGTAAATACCTTGCAAGTAGAACTTCTTAGCTACGATATAGGCAACGCCCGCAAAATTGCCTAATTTCGGCACAGAATTTAAGAACTCTATAACCAACAAGCGCTTGCTCGCTGTTTGCGTCCAATACATCAGCTTTCTGCGCCACTGAACCAACTTTAGCTCAAACGGACCGGGCTTAACACGGCCAAACATATCCACATCACATAATATAGCAAACTCTTCGCCCTCGCTATATTGGTCGATGAAATCTTGCGCCTCGCCCTCGTCATCAAGCTGTCGCGCTTGAATCACGCCATTCTTGTAACACGCATCAAACATCTCAATCAGTGCGGGCGCTGTCTGAAATGTTACAAGCTGATTATTATCTTCGGGAAATACTCTGCTCATTAATTCTGCTCTCCTATAAAGTTTATCTCTGAGAAGTCACTATACAAGTGCGTATATTCGCGGCAAGTGCAAAAATACCGACGCGATATACACTGATAGGCAAATGTGCAATCACCTACCTTTAATCCGGTGTACTCTTGCTCGAATCGCTCCACCTCGGCCAATACGACCGCATTTACACGCTCTGCAAGCGCTTGCTTGGCAGCACGTATTTGCCCGAGTGTCATTTCTTCCAATTCCATACGCTATTCTTTTATATCGCTTCCGTCGTCGTTAAATTCCGACATCACTTCTTTGAAATCTTCGCGCATCTGCGCTTGTGCCTTTTTGCGCTCTTTGCGACTCGCCTTGGCGTATTTAATAGCGTCGGTCAAAAGCTGCTCATCTGCGATGTTTTGCTCAGGCGTAACCGCGTCGGCTGCCTCTTTGGCTTGTTGGTTAAATTGCTTTGTTACCGTTTGAACAAACTCATACGCGGCTCGCACGGTCTTGTCGGTCGCAAAGGCCAAATTGCTTAACGACAATGCCAAATACACTGCATTATCAACCGCTTTTTCATCTCCAACGGAGAAGCTGTAAATCGCTTGTCTGTACAAAGGATGCGAAATAGGGAAGATGTGGCTTTCTCCGCTTTTGGTTTTCACACTCATGTAGCAATCTTTGTCACTGCGCTGCTGATAGTACACTTTTACGTCGTAAGACGTAAAACTCTGCTGATAGGTAGGTTTCTTTTGATATAAAAAGCTCATATTGTTAAAATGGTAAAGATTTATCAATGTAGTTATCTGTATGCTCGTAGTCAACAGCATACCAAGTCACGCCCGATACCCGACGACGTATAAACCCAAGCTCGGTTAACGTCATGCCGAATCGCGTTCCGGTGTACTTATACTCGTTATAGTCGTCACACCACTTACTATAACCTTTGTATAGTTCTTCGCGCCGCGTCCAATGCTGAGGCTGTATATCGTTGGCTGATACGGTTATCATCTCAATATCTACCAACCAACGTGTAACAGAGTTCCCCATCATGTTATTCTTGGTCAAGTCTTGGCGCATCGAGTCGGTTATCGCTATCTTGCCACGGTTATGCACGAAGTCTCTATAACCGTCGTAAACCCAATTGAATATCGCGGCTTTCTGCTGTTGCAGCTTGTGCCCCAACTGCGTATCTACCTCGCTTAGCGGTATCTCGTTGGGGCAAGCCAACGGCAACGGCCTACGCATATGCCCAACCGACCTATCCGAACTATACGGAAGCTCATTAACGCAACATAGCATCAGTGGCGGCGTTATCTTAAACGGCCTGCCACCGGGATTACGCGCTTGAAACGTCTGACCCGATACCAATTGTTTGAAGCTGCCACCGCTGAAATCGGTATTCTTCACGTCGTCACACAAGTTTACTATCTTGCCCTCCAACGCTGCGCAATTGTAATCTCGCTTGGGGTCGGTCAACAACTGCTGTGGTGAAAAGTTGCTGACCAACTCAGCCCCCAACATCCCGGCTACCGCCCCGGCTATTACGCTCTTGCCGTTGCGCCCGTTCCCGACCAAGTAACATATATGCTCAATAGAATACTCACTGCGGTCAGCTAACAACGCCCCGCAGAACATCTGAAACGCCCGACGCGCATCTTGGTTCGGCAACGTCCGATTTAACGTGCTTTGCCAAAGCGGTGATTTCGCCGTACCTTGGTACGCAAAATCCAGTATCACGTCCGACTGATACGTCAAATCAAATTGACACAAATTCCCGCTTTTGAGGTCTAAAACACAATTGGTAAACACAATATACCGCCTGTTGGGCTGAAATTGCGAATCCGCATCACATTTCATCCCCTCTATGCACTGCTTGGCTATCTCTCGATATACTAACTTTTCATACACCAAGCCAATCCCCAATCGGTGCATCGCTACCTTTATCAACGTCGCTAACGTATTCTCCCCGTCAGCATTGCGCTCGTAAAACCGCCCGTTGAAGCTCATTACTTCTCCACTACGGTCTATCAAGAAATACCGCTTGCTGCTCTTGGTCGAATATACCGCCTTTTCAAATTCATCTATCAAGTAAGCCTTAAACCGCGGCCGTACACGCTCATCCGAAGCGCCCCGCTCATCTGCAAACCGCTTCGTTAACGTCTGTACTAAGTAATCTAATGCTTTGTCAAATTGCTTTTGCTCCACTTTTTCAAGATTTACCGCTAATTTATACCCCTTATTCCCAATAAATATATTAATACCTAATTAATAAGGGTATGGCAGTTATTAATTAACCAAAAAACGACCTTTGGAACAATATTTTCGACCTTTGGAACAATTTTGGCTCCTTTTGGTTTCAAACTATGCACAACGATACATGGTTAATGCGTTGTCAATCAGCGCAATATGCACAGGTAGATAGTTGCTCCTATACCCCCTTTTTTATTTTTACGCAATTCCATGTGGTTTATTTTACACCTTAAACAACTATCCTTTTTCATTACTTATTATATATCAGTGAGTTACGCAAAGAAATCGCTCCAAATCTGTCTACTAACTATCTACGTTTTTTACCCGATTTTTAAGCCTAATTTTGACTAAAATATTGCTAATCAGAAAGTTAACGTTTTTGGGAGGGGAAAAGGGCTAAATTTTGAAAAAAAATTTTGAGGAGTCGCAAGCGTTCTCGACCTCGATTGCCACTCAGCACCCCCGGCACCCCTTATTAATAAACGTATTGCACCACTGAAACGACCAAATCTAAGATGCAATGCACTGAAAAATAAGGGGTTAAAATTGGTCAAAATTGGTTAACCAATTTTTTTGAGCAAAATGTTACAATTCTGTTACAGCGGGCGCTCGCGCTCTCTGTCGGATGCTCTGTTACTCGCTATCTGTTAGTGCCGCTCGCTGCTGTCGGTGGTGGGTGGTGCATCCATAGCCGCGGGGCGGGGGGGGGTGGTCGGATGATCGACCGGCGCCGACGGCCCCCCCCCCCCCCCCCCCCCCCCCCCCCCCCCCCGCCCGGCCCGAAACATGAAACAAAATTAACAGACCGTTAACATCAATTAACGCTAAAAAATTGCACACAAATCAGATGTTGAGTACCTTTGTAGTGTAAGAAAGATACGGCAAAAGCCCCGGCCTATCTTTCGCAGACGAGACGGGGCAAAGTTGAATAAACGGCTACAAAGATAGTCGGAAAAGTTGAATAAACAATGTTACAATCAGAATTCGAACAATTGAGCGGATGCCGTGTAACACCGGCGGAGTATGCGAGAATCGAAAAAATCTATCTCGCTGACGAAACAATTAGCAAGCAGGACTTTTGCGCGGCTTACGCCAAGAACGGCGAATTGACCGTTTTTGAAAACATCCTTTTGAATAGGCTTGAGCAATTGGAGGAATATGAAAAGCTGATTAACGACCTCAAAAAAAGCGCCGACGCCCGCGTTAACGCCGTTAAACAAGATGTTGCAATTTGGGCGCTATCGCTCGCATCATCTCGTAATTGTTCAGCCGTCGCCGCCGACCAGCTCAATGAACAAGCAATTGCATTAATTGGCAAATCTGCTTACCTCCGCGAGAAGATTGATAGACGATATCAATTGACGGAACGCGACCGGGATATGTTAACCACGATATTAACCAATGCCAAATAACCGCCACCATGGAAACGATTAAAGACATCATCAGCGCGTGGCGTCTTGGCAGCAAATACGAGGCAATAAAAGCTGTCAGTGTGATACTCTCAACAATTGCTATCATCGTCGGAATCATCGCACTGGTCCGCGCCGTCCTCTGGTATGGCTACAATCACGGATTAACAATGTAATCACCCACAATCACCAACAAAAAAA